AAAAAGAAACGAGTGACCAAACAATACATTCAGGAAGTGGTAACTTATGGTATCAATCAGGCCAAGTGGAAGGCTGCGAATGAATACTGTCTCGACCGTGGTTGGGAGTTCAAAATCTTCACTGAGGACCATCTAGGTCTGTAACTAAATAAAAGATGGCAACATCTAAACTCACATCACTTGCAGAACAAAAGAAGGCAGCTGGACATAAAACTATGTCGGTGGACGCTACTGCATGGTTGAAAACTAAGATCGATGAACTTAAAAAGGTAGAAATTCAACGAATTCCTGCTGCAATCAACCGCGAAAAAGATAGACAAACTGCTCAGTTCCGTCTTGGAATGATGTATTGTTTCTACTATGATCCAAAGACCAAGGCAGATTTAGAATATTGGGACAGATTCCCGATGGTTTTGGTTCTGGAACGATACCATGATGGTTTCCTTGGCCTAAACTTGCATTATCTACCAGTGAAATGGAGAGTTGCATTCTTGTCCAAGTTGATGAAATTTGCACAGTTGACACCAGATGATGATATCAAAAGAATGAGAATTTCTTATGATATTTTGGAAGCATCCAAGAGATACGCTGAATTTAGACCATGCCTCAAGAGATATTTGCTTCCACATGTACGTTCTAAGTTGTTGATGATACAACCTAACGAATGGGATGTGGCCACAATGTTACCACTGCAACAATTCAGAGGTGCCAAACCACAAGAAGTCTGGAGAGATTCTGTGTCGGAGTGGAAAAACCACATGGCACATTTTAACCAAGAGTAAAAATGCCAAATATTAACGATTTTCTAAGTTCTTTCACTACTGAAGTAGCAAGACCAAACAGATTCACTGTAACTATAATTCCACCAGCCTTGTTGGATTATACAAAAACATTGCGTCAGTTGACATACCGTTGCGAGAACGCACAGTTGCCATCAAGAACATTTGCTACGGTAGACCAAAAGTTTGGTTCTAATCCAACACAGAAATTTCCAATGCACACATCATACAATGATCTGTCGTTGTCTTTCATCGTTTCTGGTGACATGAGTGAAAAGAACTTCTTTGATGTATGGATGGAACTCATCAATCCATCGACCTCATTCGACTTTAATTACAAGAACAACTTTGTCTCAACGATCTATGTCACACAATATGACATAAATGACAATCCAACATACACTGCACAATTCTTTAATGCGTATCCACTTTCTGTGAATCAAATGGACTTGGATTGGGCCAATGAATCTGTGCATAAATTGAATATTGATTTTGCTTATGACTATTGGGCACCGACTGGTTACATCAACATACCATTACCTACACCTTCAGCACAAAACATTCCAGCACTTAGTTTCCCTCCTGTTGGTAGTACCGCTTCGGTGTCTTCTGTTGCATCTCAATCCGTTGCGGCCGTGACCAGTCAACCAAACCAAACACCGTTGCAAACTTTATCACAAGATGAATATGTTCCTGGCGGACCTTAATTGAATTTTTAATGGAGAAATATTATGGCTTTACCAAAAATTGATGCGCCGGTCTATGAATTAGACCTACCATTATCAAAAAAACACATTCGTTTCCGTCCTTTCTTAGTGAAAGAACAGAGAAACCTTTTGATGGCTATGGAGTCTGATGACAGAGATACAATTGAAAAGAACATTAAACAAGTTCTTCATAATTGCACTTTGACACCGGATGTTGACGTAGAAAAACTACCGATTACTGATGTTGAGTTTTACTTTTTGAATCTACGTGCTCGTTCCGTGGGTGAAATCGTTGAAAGTAAATATCGTTGTGAGAATGTAGTCGATGATAAACCATGTGGTAATCTGATGGAATCTAAATTGAATCTGTTGGATATCACTGTTGACATGAGTTCTGTGAATGATGGTAATATCAGATTGACAGATAAGATTGTTCTGAAACTGGTGTATCCAGAATTTTCTATTTTGGAGAGAATCGGCAAGTTGAATAGTCCAGCTGATATTGCATTTGGTATGATCGTTGATTGTATTGAATCCATCTTTGATGGTGAACAATTCTATTATGCGAATGAGACAAGTAGAGAAGAACTGACCGAGTTTGTTGAATCACTGAACCAAGAACAGTTTAGTAAGATTGAGGCCTTCTTTGAGAATATGCCTAAACTTAACAAGAGTGTGCAAATGACTTGTGGTAAATGTGGTTTCAGTCACAACATTGAAGTGGAGGGCTTGGAAAGTTTTTTCGGTTAACCTTTCGTCATGATACATTGAGGAATTATTACACAACAAACTTCTCACTTATGCAACATCATAAGTACAGTTTGAGTGAACTTGAAAATATGATTCCGTGGGAACGCGATATCTACGTTACTATGCTTATACAATACATTGAACAAGAAAACGAAAAAATTAAGCAAAAGCAAAACAGTAGATGACACAAGATTCAATTTTAGATCCAGTTACACAACAGTTGATAAGCAACAGTCAAAGAATTAAGGTTCTTGAGGCACAACTTGCCTCTTTGACTTCGTTGTTTATTTCTATGAAACGTCAATTTGGATCTAAAAAGGTCGTTAAGAATACTGTTACAAAATCATCAGGCAAATCTACTGGTAGAAAGAGACAGTCTCAACCTGTATCTGGCCGTCAACAATCTCTACCGCAACAACAACAAGATCAAGACCAAGACGCATTCTATAGTGCAGTCTCTAAGGGTCTAAAGTTGTCCAGGGATGACAACGTGGCAACCATTGTCACCAAATTGATTTCTTTTACAGAATCATCAAGAAAACAAAACGTCGAATTGTATGAAGAAGAAAAGAAATTTAACGACGAGTCTTACGAAAAAGAAAAAGACTTTAGAACAAAATTTCTTGAAGCAATCAAGACACTAAAAGTTAAACGCAAAGTTAAACCAGAGAAAAAAGAACCTCAACCAAGAGATGAAAAGGGTCGTTTCATCAAGAAGGAATCTGCTCAGGAAGTGGCCAAGACTGCTGAAAAAGAAGTAGTTAAAGATACAGTAAAAGAGACAGAGAAACAGGTTGCAAAACAAACAGCAGAGAAAGTTGAAACACTTGAACCGGCACCAAGTGTAAAGTCTATTCCAGAAGTTAAACCGCCTGCACCACCATCCGTAAGTCCTGCACTAGAAGCAGTTAAACAAGCTTTGCCGACTGCGGCCAAAGTTGCTGTCGGTGTTGGTGCTGCAACGGCCTTAGGTTCAGTTTCAGCTAAACAGGAATCGGGCAAAGGCGGAGTTGAAACTATTTCTGATGGTATGCAAGGTCGTGATCCTGGTGGCGTTTCTTATGGTAAATATCAACTTGCATCAAATACAGGAACAATGCAAGCATTTTTGGCCAGTCCAGAAGGTAAAAAGTTTGCTGACGATTTCAAGGGACTGAAACCGGGAACGCCAGAATTTTCGGCTGTGTATAGAAATATTGCCAAAAACAAAAGAGAAGAATTTGAGAAGGCACAACAAGATTTTATAGAACGAACCCACTATAAACCTGTAGAGACATATGCCAAGATGGTCGGCCTAAATGTTGATGACCGCGGCGTCAAAGAAGCACTGTTTAGTCAGAGTGTGCAACACGGATTGGCCGGCAACAAAAAGATAATTGACGCAGCGAAACTAAAACTAGGTGATGAACGTGATCCAGCTAAAGAAATTCAAGCACTCTATGAATCTCGTGCCAACTATGTTTCGTCTTTACACCTGAAGGATGAAAAAGGAATATTAGGTCGTTACAAACGAGAAGTTGTTGATGCTTTAACCTTCGTCGGCAAAAATGACACAGGTTCTAAATTGAATGATGTTTCTAACAACAATAAAGACCTAAAAGGTGTCCGTGCCGGAACAAATGTTGTCGTGGACAACACCACAACAACGGTGAACACAACAAACAGAAAAGAAGAAATTGTGATTATGCCACCGACGACAGATATTAAACCTATTCACATGGAATAAAAACAATGTCAGTACAATACGCAAAAGCCCGTTCCATAAGAAACACAAGTTTTGGTGATCTGATTTCCAAAAACTTAATGAACAACAAAAGCATTACGTCTTCTGTTGGTTCTGCCATGTCCGACAAGTTCAAATCACAACTTGTAGGTGTCAAAGAACATTTTGATCCTTTGAATATCGCTAGAAGACTCACCGGTAACATTGGTGCAACTCTCATCGGTAAAATGATAGGTCGTTCTAATCGTGATATCAGTTTCTTCACAGGCATTCATGGTTCCAAAAATGAAGACCCTTTACACACAAAAATTTCTGATGGTCAAAGTCAAAGATTGCGTAAGGGTGATGCTCTGTCTGATGTTGTCGCTAAGTTGTACAATATCACTAAGAAGTATCACACTGAAGATATTGAAAGAATGGAAGATCAACAGAACTTCAGAAAAACTAGACAAGAAGAAACTGAAAATTGGCAAAAAGAAGTTCTTGAGGCCTTGACTGGTGTTAAAAAGACCAAAGAAGTTCCTACTGCAAAGAAGGAAGAACCAGAAGATAAGAACAAAGGTTTGTGGGAACGAGTTAAAGACTGGTTCCAAGAATGGGACTCATTGAAGTCTGCATTCAATCTTATAAAGAAATTGGGTTCTGGTGTTTGGAAAGGTTTGTTGACCATTGGCGAAGCACTTGCATCGCCTGCTGCTATATGGTTGTTGACCATCGGCGCAGGTGCAATCATGGCTTGGTGGTTGGGTACAAAACTTAAAAATGCAATTGAAACTGCCCAAGACGAAAATGCATTGAAACTTGGTGGACCTGAAGCGGTCACTGCATTGCACAAAGAACAAGATAATCGTGATGCTTTGAATGAAAGTGGAATGCAAACTGCCGATCAGGAAGATGCCACTGAAGAAAGAGAAAAAGCTATACAGAAAAAACAGGATGCCATCGGCACCTATATGTTGCAAAAAGGTTATGACAGATACAATGTTAAAAACCTATGGGGTGGAAAAACCTGGGAATATGTGTATAGAAAAGGTGGGCCTAATGGTCAATTGGCACCACAATCCTTGGTCGATGAGGCAGAGAAAGCAGTTACAGGTAAAACAGAAGTGCCTAGTCCGGTTAAGACTGCAACCAAAATGGAATTGCCTAAGGAGGTGAAACCTTCTAGTGCTGGTGCTGGTCGAGGTTCTGCAATACCACAGACAGCAAC